CTTGGAATCCCCCTCTCCTCTATCGGTGTTAATTAACACAAGAGGCCCACCCTAACTAATTACAATAGGGTTGGGAAATTCCCTTCACTCTGGCCACATGGTAAGAGATTTCTCTCTTAGTTGCAAATCCCTTTAAAAAAAGGGGACAACGACTACCAAAACCCAGAGTGTCCATTCCTTTTTAAGGTTTAGGCACGATGGTCTAAAAGGCTTAGAAATAAGTAGTTTTCGTCCAGTCAGGTCTCTTTCAATTTACTTTCCGTAAAAATTGGAGGGCCTTTAATGGCGAATCTACGATATTCCTATTCTTAGCTTTTCCGTTTATCTTCTCTTGGGCCCGAAGGCTCAATTCGAAGAGTTCACGTACTCGGTTTAGACGGTCTAATAGAGATATTAGCTCGTCAAGACTAAGATTTAGCGCGAACTTATCAATCCTATCTATGAATGAAATATCTTTATAGATTAATTCCACTCACTTCTTGACCATATAATATATCATAGTGAACCCCCAATCGGTTTCCGTTCAGGATTCCTGTTGGTAAAAGTCCATATTTTTATATTTTGATGGGAAGGTAGGATAAAGATCTGAAAGGATCTTTTCTGTCGACACTTTAATTACTTCTTCAGAAGATTTCAAAAGTGTTTTCACTTTCGTAATCTCCCTGAATAATGCAATTTTATGTCATGGAGTATCTACTTTAAAGATTTCTAATCGCTTAGAATCTTTTAGGGTAGGAATCTCCTCGCCTCGTACTAGAGTAGTTAAAAGTTTTTCTAAGTAAGGGATGTTTAAATCCTTTAGCGAAGATGACAATTTTCGGCTCCAGTTCGGGACTGGCAGAATCAATACCTTAAGTAGCACATCATAAGTGCACCGTCTCTCCTTTAATAACATTGTGATTAAAGCTAAAAGAGAAAGACCGTAATTTCCTAGGTCTCCCAATCTTCGCCATACCACGTTCTTTACGAAAGGAATAGGATGGTGAGCATTCCTCTTGTACAACAATTGGAAGAGTATATTTACTCTACCCATCAATGTATTCTGAGAAATGAACATTTTCCATGAGACGGGGCTTAAATGCTTTCCATTTGAAGAGAAGACCTTAGCAAATTCGAAAGAGTTGTTATTACTAACTACACTCTTAGATTTGTTGATGGCAACTCCGAAGCTTGTCATAAGACTAAGATAAACCTCGGAGACATCTCGATCAAATAGAACTATATCATCACCTAAAAGCTCGTAATTACTGTACCAATATTTTGGTCCCTTTAGATTTCACTCTAAAGGTCTCGCCATCTGGTAAGAAATTTGAACAATGAAATGATGAGTGACAGCTAGCATAGCCCAACTCGATAGTGCTCCCATTGGTTGTCCGACTTTATAAGTTAGCAATTCATCCACTTGATGTCCATCAAGCTTAGAATATAACCTATATTGTCTTCCAACCAACAGTTCCGCTCAAGCAACAGATGCTTCTTCACCTATCAGAGATGAGAGGAGAGAAATCTGAAGCTTAATTGGCAATCTATCGGTTGCCGCTGAGAGGTCATAACCAAATGATTTCCCAGACACCTTAGCTTTCTCCATACAACGTTGTACGGATAGTCCTTGGTTGAATGTACCATCATTCGGCAATGACTTCAGGAATTTAAAGAGCATTTCATGGAGAGGTTTAAGCGCAGATTGCGTTCAAACATCGACCATTGCAAACACTCGAATCTTTCCTGCAGCTTCTTCCTTAGTTGAAAGCTGACCTAAAGTAGGATAGTTCTCGATTTTATCATCGACACTAACTACCCGGCCAGCCCACTTCGGTAGGTCAGAGATAAACATAAAATTCCTTTTAAGTTCATCTTGACCAATTGCCCCAAGCAGGGTTAACAAGGGTTTATCAAGTTTGTTTCGCACAATGTGCTCTACATCCGAGAATCACCCACGTCAACTAACCTTATTGGAAGGCGAAGCTGTCTCTAACGGCAGTAAGCCAAACTCTTTTGACAACAATGTTTTATCAAAACGGAAAGATTGGATCATTGCGTAAGCTTTAATCTTCTCAATCCCTCATGATAGCATATGTTCGTCTCCAGAGTAAGGTTCCCCTATAGTACCTAGTTTTAATTTACCAGGGACTCTAATCACTCTATAGAGCGAGAAAAGAGTCGACCAGTATCTTATCACAAAGGTATTACCAGACATAATAGACCGCCTATCTGCTAATGGAATAATCCTAGGCAGACGGGAAGTCGTTAATCTGGGTAAGGGAAGATCAGGTTCAATATCTCTTAAACTTTGAATCCGATCCTTACTAATTGCTTTTTGAAGCGCTAATAAGGATGCCTTTAGATACTTTACCGTTGTCCCTGCTCCATGATGTTTTGACATCTTGAAGAGGAACTTCGAAAAAGTAATAAGAAGCGTAAGCCTTTTAGTGATCTTCACCGGTCCATCAGAACAGGCAAGAATTACTCTTGCTCCAATCTGACGGATCAGTGCTGGTAACTCTACCGAGTTACCCAGCGAGACCATCGGTTCGTTTTTGATACCGTCCTTGAAAGACTTAATAAGTGAAAAATAATAGTTGTTTTTCATTAATTCTGTCAATCTTGTACGGCTGGTTATTTCACCGGCCTGGGCCAAGTCTCTTAAAAGAGACGAACGGTCCCGGTGTCCTAAGAAAATACCAACAAAGTATCAGAAACTACCCAACTCCGCTGTTCCCTCACGGGGACGGCAGGTCAAGAAGTCGCTGAAAGCTCTCCAGGAGGAGGGAGTATATTAATAGTATAAACCCAATTCCTAGATAGACTACAGTCCTTCTTGGGCCACCAGTCACGTTGATCGGTAACCCCTTTTATAAGGGACCCAATCGCTATGGTGGTGACCTTCGATCTGACAAGATCCAAGGTCCCGAAGGGGATCCATGGTTCATCATTTGAACTGTGGGAAACCTTCACAAAGTAAAGGTTTTCTGATCGTGTCTTACGCGACCAGAGTTTCCTCGAGAATGTG